AACTCTTTTCAATTTAATACTTATGTTGAAATTAAATATGATAAATTAACTTACCCAAATTCAGCTTTAGTTGGATTAAAAGTAGATGCTGAACAATTTACCTCAATACCAAGTAGAAAATATTTAGTAAAAGGATTAAAAGTAAAGATTCCACATAACGCTACAGTTCGAGCAGATGGAAGTCTGGAGTATTCAGGAACATTTAATGGTACGTTAGGTGCTGCACAATATACAAACGATCCTGCGTGGTGCTTATACGATTTGCTCACTAGCTCCAGGTACGGGCTAGGGGATCATTTAGTTGAAGCAGATTTAGATAAATTTAGTTTCTTTGCTGCCAGCCAATACGCAAGCACATTAATAGATGATGGAACAGGTACAGGTTCAGTAGAACCTAGATTCAGTTGTAATGTTTCCATTGGAAACCAACGAGAAGCTTATAACGTAATCAATCAGATGTGTTCTATTTTTAGAGCAATGCCATATTACCAAGCTGGTAGTTTGACTATATCTCAGGATTCTCCAAAAGATCCTAGTTATTTATTTACCCTTGCTAATGTTTTAGAACCTGGGTTCACTTATTCAAATGCAAGTCAAAGAACAAGACCTACTGTTGTCATTGCCAAATATTTAGATCTTGAACTAAGAGATATAAATTATGAACAGGAAATAGATGTTGCAAACCAAGCACGTTATGGATCAGTCATAAAGACAATAGATGCCTTTGCCTGTACATCAAGAGGCCAAGCCAAAAGATTAGCTAAGTGGTTGTTATACATGAGCAATGTAGAACGTGAGATTGTGACATTTTCTACTTCTGTAGATGCTGGTGTTATTGTCAGACCTGGGCAAATTATTGAAATTGCTGATCCTGTTAAAAGTGGTGAAAGAAGAGGAGGCAGAATTAAATCTGCTACTACAAATACCGTAACTGTGGATGATAGTACTGGTTTAACAATGCAGATAGGTTCTACTTTATCTGTTGTTATGCCAGATGGGACTTTAGAAGAAAAAACTGTTTCTGGTTTAAATAACGGTGTATTTAGTTTAGGACAGCATTTTTCTACAGCACCAAATGCTAATAGTGTTTGGGTCTATGAGACAGGTGATATTCTTACTACCACTTGGAGAGTTTTAGAGGTTATTGAACAGGATCGAACTAATTATGTGATAACTGCAAGTGAATACAATGCCAGTAAATATAATCACATTGAAAGTGGATTAGCTCTTGTTCAAAGAGATATTACTAATTTAGATGTAGCTCCTGTTCCCCCTTCTGGTGTTAATGCTGAAGAAGTAATTTATGAAAATACTGGGATTGCCAGAACAAAAATTATTGTTAGCTGGACAACTAGAACTGATACAGTTTATGTTCGTTGGAGATTGCAGAATGGAAACTATACAGCTTTAACTATTGATAATTCAAAGAGTTATGAAATATTAGATACGGTTGCTGGTAATTATGAAATAGAAGTTTATAGTGTTAGTCCTTCAGGTTTACGTTCCACATCTCCTACAAAACCACAAGATCCTTTCTTTGTGGCTAAAGGTAAAACAGCCTTACCTAGTAATGTCAGTGGAGTTAGTTTGCTGCCTATAGATCAATCAAGTGCAATCTTAAGTTGGAATAGAGCTACAGAGCTTGACGTTTTATTAGGTGGTAAAACTTTGATAAGACATTCCAGTAAAACAACAGGTGCTCAATGGCAGAACGCACAAAATATTGTAGTAGCTGCTGCTGGAAACCAGACACAAAAAATTGTTCCTTTATTAGCTGGAACGTATCTTATAAAATTTGAGGATGATGGTGGAAGGCAATCACCTTCACCTGGTTCAACAGATTCTTCTTGGAATAATACTAGAGTCACAACAAATCTTCCTGCTCCTAGTCAAAGACTTATTGTTAGTACGATTGATGAACATACACCAAATTTCTCTGGTTCTAAATCTAATACTGTTTATGACTCATCATTAGATGCTTTAAAACTTACTGTCACTAATAATGCAACTGCAACATCAGGAGAATATATCTTTGCTAACTCTGTTGATCTCACACAAACTTATGATGTTAATTTAAGAAAAGTCTTAGAAGCTACGACTTTTTATACAGCTACATTATGGGATTCTCGTACTGACTTGATTGATACATGGGGATCTATTGATACTGTTGGATCTGCAAACGCAAATGCCACTAAAGGTAATGCTGCTGTTTATGTCAGATCAACAAATGATGATCCTTCAGGATCTCCTACATGGAGTGCTTATAAAGAATTTAGTAATGTTCTTATTACAGGTAGAGCTTTTCAGTTCAAAGCAATATTAACAAGTAGTGACACAACCCAAAATATAGCTGTTACTGAGTTAGGAGCTACACTAGAATTACAAGGAAGAGTTGAAAGTATTTCGACCCCAGTTACAACTGGATCGTCACAATATACTGTATCTTTCACAAATCCATTTAAACAAACACCAACTGTAGTAGTGACTCCAACAAATCAACAATCTGGAGATTTCCACGAACTTGCTAATATTAGTAGGACAGGTTTTCAGGTCACATTTAAAAATGGATCAGCAGCAGTGGCAAGATCATTTGTATGGGCTGCATCAGGTTTTGGTAAGGAGGTTTAATAAATGAGTAATACCCATGATTACAATATTGCAGATCAGGTAGGAGCAACATTTAGAGCAGATTTAAACAATGTTTTAGGCGATATTCAATCAACTAATAGAGGATCAAGTGAACCCACTACAAAAGTAAATGGAAAGCTTTGGGTGAATAGCAATAACAATACATTGAATATGTATGACGGAACAAATTTCATAAATTTAGGAAAAATTGATACTGCTGAGATGGGTCATGCCACGACTGCTTCGCCAAGTTTCACAGGAACAATAAACTCTGCTGGTGATATTGTGATGTCTGGTACAGGATCATTACAAATACCAAAAGGCACAACTGCACAAAGACCAACTCCAGCTACAGGTGACATAAGATTTAATACAACTCTTACACAGTTTGAAGGTTATAACGGAAGTGCCTGGGGTGAGATTGCTAATGGTGTTCCTGCTGGATCAATATTTACTTTTGCCTCTACAACAGTACCTTCTGGATATTTAGAATGTAATGGTGCTGCTGTCAGTCGTTCCACATACGCTACTTTATTTGCAACAATCAGCACTACTTTTGGTTCTGGTGATGGTTCTTCAACCTTTAACCTTCCTGACTTAAGAGGACAATTTGTAAGAGGTTGGGCTAATAATGCAACTGGTACGGGAGATGATGGAAGATCTTTTGCTTCTAGTCAGGCAGATCAAAACAAAACTCATGGTCACACCGCGTCTGTTACTGATCCAGGTCACAAACACGTTACGAAAGGACATGGAACACAGGATGATGGAGGTAGTAATGTTACAGGTAGTACTTCTGGAGGAACAAGTAGCACCAGTATGAATGATGCGAATACAGGAATATCTGTTAGTGTTGCTTCTGACGGTGGTGCTGAAGTTAGAGTAAAGAATATTGCTCTAATGTACGTTATTAAATTCTAATTATGACAAACCGCAAAATATCAGAATTTACCGCCTTAACTGCTCCAGCAGCTACAGATACACTGCCAATAATAGATCAGAGT